GCAGTAAGAAGAATTAGACAGATTGATTCCCAGTCCGGCTGACCTGGGGTTTGCAATGAACACCCTTTTAGAGCCCGCTAGGAACTCGTTTAAGCCCGTTTCGCGCAGCTTCTTTGATACCCCACCATAATACATTGCGTGAGTTATTTCAGCCTGTTCCAGAGCTTGGGAGATCACTCGGTAATCGTTATGGAATACAGCCCAAATAATAATCTGTTTATCTTTGGGAATACCCTTAATGGTTTCCATCAAAAGATTTAGTTTTGCATTGGGTGTGAATTCCTGAAAGTCAGCCCCATCCGTATTCTGGATAAACCCCGATGTGATTTGGGACAACCTTAACATTTTGGTGAGAACGATACTGGCATCATAGGCATCCTCATTCAGGAGGGTTACCATTTCTTTTGCCATTTCATTATATGTTTTTTTCTGTTGGGCATTGGGTAAACACTCAAGGTGCTGACTGGTGAATGGTGGGAGGCTCAAGCAATCCTTTTTCTTCCAGGATACTGAATACACATCTATGATTGCTTTAAGTTTAATATTGGTGTTATCCCGGGCATGCCATACATATTCTACGTAAGGGTCACGCTCAAAATATCGATCACGGAATGCATAGAAATTATCTCCCACCATTGGCCATTCTAAGAACTTCCATTGGGGGTAGATTTCCATCTCATTATTTGGGGTGGGAGTTCCCGTGAGAATAGATCTAAACGGGGCCTCATTTAATTTCAAACAAGCCTTGGTTTGTTTTGAGGTTGGGTTCTTAATCCTCTGGGATTCATCCAGGATAACCATATCAAATCCCACCTTTAAGAGCAAGGGTAAAACTCTCCAGGTCTTCTCATAATTGATTATGAAAATCCCATCGGTCATTCCAGCTGTAAGAACGGATTCAACATAATTTACGGACTTGTCCAACACATTAATTATGGGGTGATTCTTACCCCAAAATTTTCTAATATCCTTATCCCAAACTTTCCACATAGTAGCAAGGGGACAAACAATCAAAAACTTATTAGCTTTCTTAGTCATCCACCTGTGTTTCATAAGGGCAATCTGCACCATTGTTTTTCCAGCCCCGGGTTCGGAGAAGTCTGCACAATTGGTCTGGTCCTTATAGAATGTAAAGTTCTTTAATTGGTGATCGAAGAATGGGAGTTCGAGGAAATCTCTTAGCCCCTCATTGGGTTCCTTCATGGACCTGTCCTTGGCTGCGATCACATCCAGATATTTAGTCCTTAATCGGTCCATTGATTCCCGTGTACCGGGCTCAATAGTTATCTGAGGAAACAGGGCCACTGCAGTCTTAAAACATAACTGCAATAAGGGTATCTTCCACGCCCCGGGTTTCTTCATGTACCGGGCTCCATTAATCCTTTGGGCTTGACCCCTCTGGGCGTATGGAACTCTCAGCCATAAATGATCACCATCGGACCATAAAGTGTTCTGTGGTTTCTGTTGAAGTTTACCTAAGACGTTTGGCATAAATCTTAGCCTCCTCGATAATGAATTCATGCAGGGAAAAGATGTGGGTTCGTAATTCCTGAGGAAGCATTTTGAATTTCACGAACTCATTATAATCGAGCTCATCAACTTCTTGTGTATCCTCATCAACACCATTCTCTTCTGCATCATCCTCTACCGGGAAATAAAGATTCCAGCCTTCCTGGATTTCATCCATGGACAATACTTTAAAATCATCATCAAACATCTGAGAGAAATCACTAATGAAATTCTCCAAATATCCAATGAAGAATTCTATAGCGTCAGGTTTGATCTTAAACCCGGCGTTATGGAACTCCTTAATAACGTTTGAGCGATTGATAAATCTCTTGTCAGACATGCGGTGGGTCCTTTCTCATTTATTATTTGATACGACAAACACCCATCAATATGGGTATTATATTCTTCTACTTTTCTAAGGGAAATTAAAACATATTTTTGACGCTCCTTTTTCTTTTCAGCCGCAATATACACTGTGCGGGAAGTAAATAAAACACATAGTTTTTTTAAGCAGTTTAACAGATTATGAATATTTGACTTACGTGGTTAGACCTCGATCGCTTTTACAGTGATCTCCATGTTTGATGTACTTATAGTTATACTAAGGACCAACCATTCCTTTGCATTCATGGTGGCAGCCGTAAAGATACCCTCAATTATGGGGTGTCGGATGTTAATTATATCCCAGGTTTCCAAATGTATTGCATTCATAAAAGTTTTGAAAGTAGCAACATAATGTCTTTTTGCTAAACGGTCAGCCAAGAAAGCTCTATAAATAATAGCAGTGGTAGAGTCTTTTGTACCATTATGTTTGAACGCATTCTCAATTGTTTCGGCATGGTAAGTATTATCAACTACATTAGATTTATATTGGTATTCACCTGTGCCATCATTTAAACCGTAGAGAACAGTGAGGTCTGTAACAATATCTTCCTTCTGTTTAGATAAACTGAATGACCCAGCTATGATTGGATTCTCATTCCAGGAATCAGCCCAGAGACCAAAACCAGATGTAGTGGTAGTTCCGGATTGCTTGGAAGAATAAAATCCAATATATCTCCCAATCTGTCTAGAACTTGTAGCGTACCACAAGAAAAAAGTAACATTCGGGAATGATAGAGAGAACTTTCCAGTAGAAGAATTATATGTGCAAGTTGCTGCAGCCTCAACTAAGATCATTCTAGATTGAAGTCTAGCTGCTAAAGTTGCTCCGGTATATTCCCCGGCAGGGATAGAGATAAAAGTGGTCCCATGTACAGTGTGATTAAAATGTAGGAGATCATTATAACTAGCAATGAGCTTAAAGGTTTGTACCGGGCTGTCCTCATAAATATCCCAGCTTGAAGGTGCTGTAGAACCACTTGCACTAAACCCGGCTGGACCATTAAAGATCAACATCCTTAATCTGTTCTCATTATTAAAAGCCAAATTTGATTTGAGAGTTTCACATATCCCAGATAATGATGGAATCCAATCTTCTTGTTTAATAATAGATAAAGACATCTCAGTGGTTGAAAGGTCATTAGATGCAATATTAAAACTATCCCTATACAAATCGGTGTCAAAAGAACTGGCCGGGTCAGTCTCATTTCCCATATCCAATTCATCCCTTAGAATACTCTCCACAACCCCAGCTGCATTCTCAATCAGGTTACCACTCCCATCATTATCAATATGGTCCTCCGTATAACCTTCAGCTGCATCACGATCATCAACCCATGTACCATATTCACGACCTTCTATTGCAGAGAATAGTGGAATGAAATCACGGGTTGAATAGGTTCCTTTCTTCCAGATTTCATAGATCGTACAAACTGTATCTGTGTTTGCTCCAGTTTGATCTCTGAAGTGAGAGATAAGAATATCTTTCTGCATACCTGCAACACCACCACCAGAAATATTATGAAGAAAAACAGTAACCACCCCTGTCCCGACTTTCGTTGGTCCATAATCTGTACCATCAACAAAGAAATGAACCTCACTATCTAATAACCCAGAACCCCTCGTGAGTTCGAATTTAATATAAAGACCAACGGTTCCGATAGTTCTACTATTTTCATATGTAGGGTCAAAATCAATATAGATGACAGCTGTCGCAGCTTGAAGATCAGCTGGTCCTAAAGTACTGACTGCGGTAGTATCCTCGTCATTATCTCCAGCCCTTTCTGCATTAACCCAATCACCAGTTAAAATATTAGCTTCCCCAGAAACTGTACCATCACCAAACAGTATATCTCTATAAGATAAAGCATCATTCGCTTGGTAGCTAATCGTGGCCCCATTCGTGTTATCATTTGTCATAGCTACTGGTGTTGCAACAAGTTCAACAAATCTACCGAGAGATGAATCTAAACCCCAAACAAGATCAGTTGTAACTATAGCTGTGCTAATTGCGTGACCGGCTATCATCCACTTAGAATAATTATTGTCATCAACACCTAACCAAACCATCGGGACCATGTTGTTTTCTCTCTCGCATGTCATCCCTGATAATGTACCAGTAGCACGACCACAATAATTCAAATGACTACCATAGATAATTGGTTTTATTTTACCAATGGCTGTGTCTGGTAAGGTGACCCCATTTGCCCCGTCAGAGCCTTCTAATAAAGTACCGACCTTTTTATTAAGGAGAATATTATCATCTGTCACGCTAAACCCAACACGATTATAATCAATCCTAGGAAACGTTTTAATCTTCCCGGATGAAACCAAAACCCTCTCAGAATATGTCATAGCTGAACCATCATCAAAGTATAGATAGCAATTGACCTCAGAGTTTTCTGGATTAGCATAAGTAGCAAATATATCAGAGAAAAGCTCCTGGTTTAAAACACCCAGGGAAAGATCACCTTGTGGAGAATAACCACCCATCTGTTCTGTATAGGTTTTAAAGTCTGGAAAAGACGATAGAAGATCATGGTATCTTCTGACAACTCGAAACTCTTGTCCTGTGGCTGTGACAAAAGTACTACCTGAACAAACCAATTGAGTGTTCGAATCTACGCTTGTGATTATATGCTCACCGGCATTGACCCCACTATCAATAATAAGTATATCATAATCATCCTCGATATACCCATCATCATCAAATGTTTCCCCAGCAACAGTAAACATTGTATCGTCTGCTACTGAATCCGTAGCACCATTTGCCCCGGAGTACAAAATAACATCGAACTCTGCAGACCTAGAAAAACAATAACCAAGATCAAATATCTCAACTCCGAGCCTGGGTTTATACCCGATAAGATTGGCTTGCTTCCTTATTTGATTAACAAGAGTTATACTCATGATGTGATCTCGACCTTCAGTAAGAGTTTAATATTGTAAAGGTTTCCTGGTACCCTCGGGAAATCCAACCCAGAAGAGTTCCAATATCTTACGGTGTGGGCCACTGATTCTTCATCAGTAAATGTGAATGAGTTCTGAGCATAGTTAACGTTTACGTGTTGAAGAAAATCAATGATAGCTTCTCGATCTGAAGAACTGACTCTATTGATTCTAATCTCAAATAAATGATCAGCTGTTCCCAGGTCGGCAATCTTAACTTGACCACCTCCGGCAATACCACGAAGTTGTCTTGGTTTCCATGGGTCCTTTGCTGGTAGAAATCTACCTTTGGGAAGTGTTAGTGGTGACCCAGTTGCACCGGCTTTTGTAAATATTGGAAAAGGCATATTTGCTCCTAGTTATCTATGTGACCGGTCTTAGCAAGTTCCCGGAGTCCATCAGCTGTTTCTTCTTTATTATTTATGATCATATTGTAAACGGATTCACCATCTATAGCGGGGATAGTAATATTGAATGTGTCTCCTCCTCCTCCAGCTGGTGAACCTCCATCGGCCTCCTGATTCAATCGATTCAATTCTGGGCCAAACTGTTGGGCCGCAGCCCTTGTTGAAACAAACTCCCCAGGGGTCAATAAGGCTGGAACCGTATCGGATGAAGGAACAGCACCACCATTTGCAAAACTCATAACTTTACCACCCTGTGCATAAGGTTGTGCAGCTATCGTAGCAATTTGTAACCCCGTGGCAACTGCAGCCATTGCACCAGCCGCAACACCAACGGGAATAAAGGGTTTCGCTGTAAGAGCATTGATGATTGCTAAGGCCCCATTTGCAATGGCTTGGGCCATCCTGATGGGTTTCAGTTCCTTGGCATATGATTTCTCATCTTGCAATGCTTTTTCTTTGAGAATTTTTATGGCTGCATTTTTATCTTCTTCAGATTTCGTACTGTCCAAGACAGCATTAATATCAGCATCCAGTTTCTTTTGGATGTTTGCCTTCTCAAGATTCATTAAACCGGTTGAAATATTCCCGAGGCCCTGGGCTACTGTTTTACCCAAATCCATTTCAGTTTTATACAGGACCTTAAATGCGTCTTGCTTTACTGCAGCATATTGATTAAAAGCATCTAAACGTTTTACAAAGTTCTCCTTTTCAACATCATAAAGTTGTATCTCTGATTCAGATTTTGCACCATAAAGACTTTCAAAGAACGCTGCCCAAGAAGCAAGTTTTTGTTCATGGGCTGCAGCTAATATGGCTTGTTGCTTTTCATTTTCAATAGCATCATTATCCGTGATGGCAACTTGGGCATCTTGGATTATCTTAACAGCCTCATTTATCTTAGCTATAATTGCATCCAAACCTGCACCGGGGTCACCAAAGATATTGTTAAGATCTAAACTGATAGATGAAAGATCGAGTCCTGCAATCTTCCCTTTAAAGTCTTCCCCAAAAGCTGTGACCATATCTGTGGTATCCAAACCAGATTTTAGGTTCTCCATAATCTGAGCACCCTCTTCTTTACCCACAAAACCAATACTTCCTAAAGCAATATCAACGGCCTCTTTGATTCCCAGTTTCTCAGCCTGGGCTAACATTTCTTCTCTGGTACCCTCAGCGAATACTTTTGCAATCTCTGGACCCAGTTCTTCAAACTTCCCAGTCTCAAGGAATTTCTTTGCAGCCTCACCACCAACTGCACCAAATAATAAAGCTAAGTTCTCGGCCTCATCCCCTGGGAATAATAGATCTTTCACGGACCCCATTGCAGCCCATGCAAGCTTAAAGGATATGAATGCACCCTTCGCAGCCATTTTCATAACTGCACTAAACAAGGCCGGGATGGGTTTCAGAATCTCTTTTAGTATCTGATCAAAGATCGGTTTAAGTTGAGCCCAAGATTTTCCTATTGTAGCAACAACTTGGTCCCACCCAATATCTCCCAGGTCCTCCAGGATTTTATTGGCCTCATCAACCACGGGTGACAACACACTCATAATCTGTCGTCCGATCTCACGGAAGATTCTGGCAAAGTTATTCTTTAGCCTATCGAGTTTTGTGTTGAATGATAATTGCATTTTATCAAAAGCAATTTTAGCTGCATTTGCCCTCTCATCCATGGCCCCAATATTGTCAGCTAATCCGTCGACCTTATCTGATAATATCTGGATAGCATTTATGGCCCGAATATCAGGGATGAACTCCTTTAAAGCATCAAGGGGTAGCCCTTTAAATTGTTTCATAGTGGAAACAAGATCAACTGTCCCATCTTCAAACTTCTTAACAGTTATCCCGGCTGCATCCATTGCAGCCTTGGCATCATCCGTTGGGGCTGCTAAATTCTTAAATGCATTCTTAAGTGATGTACTGGCTGTGGCTGTATCAATACCATTTGCAGTTACCAGTGCAAGGGAGGCCGCAGCATCCTCTAAACGCACGTTTGCGGCCTTAGCTATGGGTAACATATTGCCCATGGATGCCGCGAGCTCTGTCATGGTAGTTTTACCTAATCGAACTGTAGTGAAAAGGATGTCTGAAATATCGGTTGCATCCTCCGCAGTTTTATCATAAGCATTGAGAGCTGTGGTTAATAGATCAGCTGCAGCCGCCGCAGTGGTAACACCACCAACAGCAAGCTTAGAAGCTTCACCCAAAACTATAGCAGACTGAGCTGCATCGGCAAACCCGGCTGACACGATATCATACCGGGCTTTCACCAAGGAGTTAATTGCAAGACCAGTTTTACCTGAGAGGGCTTCCAGTTCTTTTCCCATGGTCTTAATATCTTTCTCGGTGACCTTGGTCATCAGGGTGGAAACTTCCCTGAGACCCTTATCAAAATCACCGGCCAGTTTGGTACTTATCCCGGCAATTGCTGTGGCTGCAAGGGCACCAAACTTGACAAAATTCTTACCGAGATTTGTAACCTTCCCAGCAATCTTACCGAGTTTAGAACTTGCAACGTCTTTTAGAAATATCGATACTCTTAAGGCCATGGTTTATCCCGCCAATATATTATTAAGTTTCAGATTGTGTACTGTCCCAATCTGATCAACTAACTTATGGTATTCATCCAACGTGGTCCCTTCTGGTAAGAAATGATTTAGGACGAATTCCATCATACTGAGGTCCGGAAAATATGTGGTGTAGATTTCCTCTCCCCTTTTGAATCTATACTTTTGTAAATTACCGAGTTTGGTTATCCTTTCATAGAGTTCAAGTACTCTGTAATTTTGTGGCAAAAGAAGTAATGGGTCTGTTCGCTTTTCTCCTTCCGAATCTTCCCACTCCCGAACGAATTCACATTCGGGAGGATTCCCTTTTGCTCTGGTCTTTTCACAAAGCGGTAGGTCTGGTTTTCCGGGTCTCGATCGCTTCCTATGTAAATCTCTACAAGCAAGACAAAAATCAAGATCGAGCTCCCAGAGAATCGAGGCCTTTACATAGGCTATGAGTTTTTTGATTCATCCTCTGGTTCTGGGTTCTCGACCCCAGCATCGGAATCAAAAAATTCTTGTGTGGCCTGGGCAACAATCTCATCTAAGAAAGGTAGATAGATATCTTCATTGACTTTCCGAATTAGGGACTTATCAAACTCAATATCATCACCACCCTCATCAGTGACGTTTTCCCAACCAACAATCATCTTTTCCATAAAGGCAAAAGCCAGGTCAACTGATTTTTCTACACTGAGTTTCCCTTCAACAAGATGGGAGTATAATAACGTCTTTCTCTCAAGGTAGGGTAACTCAATATAAGTGAGAATTACATCAGTCTCCGGTATCTGAAATTTCTTCTTGACCAGTCCCGTGGTTATCGCTAATTTTTTCATCTTTCTTCTCCTTCGGTTTGGTGGGTTTCTTCGGTGCTTTCTTAGCACTCAATTTGGGCTTGGTTGGGGCTTTCTTCTCTGGGTTGAGAATGACCCCAGCCTTATCTTTGATCACCGCCATTGATTGCGGGATTCTCTTGATAATCTTTAACTCTTTTTCACTGTGGGTTCTTCGTCCCCCGTTCCAGGATAAACCCTCGAACCTTAAGGAAACAAACAACCCATCTTTCGTTGCAATCGATTTCATATTAATACTCCTGATTCTGATCTAAGAAAGCATTAAAAGGATTCTGATTTGTGGTCTGGATAAAGATCTCAGATTTGGGAGATAATCCAGATGTATGAGTTGGGAAACCAGAAGCTTGTCCAGTGGGAATCAAACAAGTAAATTCTATTGTTTGAGTCACAACAGATGGACCTGCAATCGGTGCAGTGAACTTCTTAATCTTGAAGCTATTCAACCAGACTTTCAAGGTCCTGGGATTTGATGAAAGGGTTGACCCACTCAGGACAATCTCGGCCATCAATACTGTCTCAGCATCGGCCCAAGTTGACCAGGTGTCTGCAGTATATCTTGGCACTGTTAAAGTCCCAGAGATTTCACGCATACCCCCGCGGGCTGGCTCGACGCGGTATTTGCCCGTACAAGCACTTTGATCATCCCCTTGGAGGTTATTATTGATCGTGAGGTCAAACGCGCTTATACACCTGTTATCGTCTGAATCTAGGGGTGTCCCAGTACTGTATGCAGCCACACGAATGTAATCAATGTCTGAGAACATAATCTTCTCATTCGTTTCGAATAGGGGTGAATCTTGGTCCCAATCCCATGTCGAGCTTCCAGTGTTCGTAGCTGAGTCCTTATCCAGGTCGAACGGGAGGAATGCGACCGAGGCTTTCAGCCCCGCTTTTTGAGTGGCTGAGATACCAAAACTGTTGATCATAGCTGACCTGAAAATCCATGGATTCGCCTGGCTCTTCTCAATCCCTAATGTACCCCTTCTAACAATCTGATCATTGGAGGTGAAAACCCCACCAGTCGGATAACTGGAATAGAAGTCAGACCAGAGCTCGGTCATCAATTGATTTGAGCATTCAAATGTGTGAGTATACTCAAGCGCTCCCAGTTCTCCAGTTGTTGTAGCATCGGGGGTCACATCCCAATTTGGTGTGATGTTGTAGGTGTTTCCTGACCCACCCGTAACACGCCTCACTTGACCTTGAGATGTTCTGCTTGTTGTCCTGATATATTTTCCAATATCTGCGGCCGTATAAACTGCGGCCCCATCAACCCATGTGCCAGCCGCAGCCGAACCACAAGTGAGGGCCGTTTTGACATCAAAGGCTGGGCTATTTGTAGCCAGTGGTTGTTCGAATCCAAGGGCACAAGCTATGATGGAATCCAGACCATCGTAAAACATAGGAATCTCGACACTCCCAGCCGGTAAAATACTGACCTCATCCATACCTGGGAGGCCAGCTTGACCGAGGAGGGTTTCATCATTCTCTTGGGTCCTTGCATCATCAATCGATTCAGAAAGAAACGGAACCAAATCACTCACACCTAAAAGGACCTCTTCTGCGTCGGCATTTGGCACCGTTGTATCCGGTGCAGTTGGGTATGCAGTATTGACCAAACCCCGGCCAGAGAGTTCACTCCCTTCAACCCTAAAAGCGAGTTTAGCATTAACACCTAATCCTGTACTCATATTAAAATACTCCTATCTAAAAAGATTAATTGTTAGCTTAAAATCGCAGCTGTACGTTCACTGATCAATTCTATCCAAACCTCACCCAGACTGGTTGTTGCTGCATCTGAGAAAGTCATAAAACCATGACCATTGTACGTGAAGCATTTTAAGGATATTGTTTGAGTCAAAGCTTCAGGTCCAGTGACTGGTGCAACACCCGTTGGAATCTGGATGTTCGGGAGATAGATATAATAGTTATGAGTCCCATCTGTGAAATGGAAATCGGCCATCAATTTCGTTTCAGCATCTCTCCAATCAAGGAAGGTATCACTGGTGTATCTTGGGATGGTAATCTCGAGCGTACATTCCCTGAATCCGTTCCTTCTTGGTTTGATTGTTTCCATTGTATCGTCATGGTCGTATGTATCCACTCCAGAATCCAATTGAGCTGGACATGGGGTTGACTGAGTTGGCTCAGTTAGGTTGTTATTCACAACCAGACTGAAGGCTGTAATACAAACCTCATCTGCAGCCCCTAAAGCATTGGCCTGATCACCAATACGAAATGTGAGATCAGAGAAATGTAGGATGCTTGGAAGATTGTAAACAAGGGCTTGCAATTTAGCTGCAGTATTCTCAGAAGCAGACCTCGTTTGGTCCTTCCCAATTACATCAAAATTGGCAGAGATAAATTCAGCTGAATTACCACTAATGGTCATGGAATTAATCATGGCCCCAACGGTCTCCCAAGATGATGTAGAATAACCCTTATCAACTGCAAGAGTTCCATTCACTTCTAAATCATTTGTGAATGTTAATTGGTTTGCGGTTGTCCCTGCATCCCAGGTCGAAACTCCCATGGACAGAGCGATCAAAAGATCAGTACTGGTAAAATCACCACCAGCGTCTTTCTGGGTGTATGGGATGCGACATTCGACTGAACCAATAACTGGCTCAAATAGTTTTTCCGTTCCAGGAATACCGGCTGAACCATGAAGATAATCATGATCGCCAAATGCTGGTTCGATGTTAATACTTTCATTTAAGAAAGGAACAAGATCGGTGGCATTAACTGGAGTCTCATATGCAGACTGTTGCGCCGCTCCCATAATCCCTTTTACACCTAAAGCTGTACTCATTTTCTAACTCCTTTATGTTATCGGCGTTGTTGCCCGTGGATTAAAATCATATTTGATCATATAGGTACAAATCACCAAACCATATCCGTGTGATTCATCAACCTCAACTGTTCGATTGTCCCCTACTAAAACGGAGGCCTCACAGTTTCCACCCTGTCTTAAATCTCTAGACATTGCTATAATAATATCAGAGAAAATCTTATTCAATTCCGTGCTTAATCTTCCCAGGCTGTCTGGGTCATTTCTACGGTTGATTTTTACTACCCCAACCACATTCACGGGCATCCCATCCGTCACGCCCTGGATGGTCGTCCCGGTTGTGTATCCGCAATTTGTCATAGGGTTGTATTGGGTAGAAGTATCATCCAAAATAAACAATGCCGGAAACTCATGATCTTTCATCGTAGAAATATCTTTATACATCCGAGCTCTGGATTTGATATCCAAATTATAGAACCCCGTTCCGTCTGGTAAATGAGAGACTGTATCCAGGAGATATTCCAGGATGTCTTCTCTTTTGCTAGTGACAGTCATTTAGATATTCTCCAGTTCAAAACTATTAATAAGAGCAGACCTAAAAATATCAAATACGTGCTCCTGAGATTTTTCAATTGCCGGGTGAAGATAGGGTCTGGCCGGGATTGTAGCCCGACCAGTATCACCACCAAATTCATGTATGGCTGCATAAGGAACTTTCGAACCCATTATGCCACTAAATCCAAAAGGAGTAACCTTGATCTCACGAATCGATTCGCTATTCCCTTTTCCCGCTTTCGGAGGGGTGGAGAGAAGTGATTTCGTCTTGGGAGGTAATCCAGTAGAATTGAAATTGAAGGACCCCAGTATGGACGATATGAGCCTGTTCGATCGTGAGGTAATCATATCACTTAAAGGTGGGGCCGTCCGTGCCTCCTCAAGAGAGAATGTGGGATTGAAAAAATCCTGTGCAGACACATTTGCTATTTCCTGCATAGATGCAGCCACTGCATCCCGCAAAATGGTCTTCTTCAGCCTCTTGGCATATTTGTCTATCTGCTTGGATTTCTCCTTGAAGTTAGACGTAATTCTTACAGAATCACTCACGATAATTCCTTAAGGTATTTTAATAGAATAGAAGCAACCTCCGGTGGCATTTCCCCACCAACAAATTCAGTAGTAGAACCAGAGGATGAACCCGTGGTAGTATCCTTCTTTGCAAGATCAAATCTGTCCCCACCCAAACCGGAGTCATTATACAAACGGAGGGTAAGGAGATTGCAAGCATTAACCAAATCTTGAGGGATACCCAAGACACCAAAATCAGCCTCAACCGGATTGGTGTTTGTCGCGTCATTGTCCGTGTCCCACCCGAGCATATCATACGCGCCTTTATACGCGTACGTGCCTGTGTTGCACATGAGCAGGAGTGACGTGCCTGTGGACGCGATCTTGAATTTCCCTGAGATCTTATCATGGGTCACCGTGTATACATAATCACCGGCATCATCCATCTGGGTTTTAATCTCTGTGGCCAGCTCATTTGCCGTATAGGTTCCGGGGTCCAGTGTAGCATTTTTCTCAGCCCCAGAATTCTCTTTGAAATCAATAGCATCATTCACATCCTCAGTGACAACAAATTCATCATATCCAGCCACATAAGTCAGCTTAATATTCTGGATGCCTTTCGCAAACGTCGAACCCTTTACCGCAGTCGGTAAAAGCTTGATCTCACCCTCACCAGAAAGTATGGCATAGTCCGTTGCAGCTTTCAGGGTTGTTGAGGCCCATGCTCTGGTCGAATCATCATATAGGGATGTAACAGATATGATCGGAAAATCATCAACGAAGAGAGTGTCATATCCTTCCCCGTCATAATAATCTACAAGGGTCCGTGCTCTGAATTTTCTTCGGCAATATGATTCCATCCTTAAAGATGATTTTGTAATCATCTTTTTGATGACATCGTCCTGGTCTGTGTTGGAAGAATCTTTGCGGATGAAATCCTTAAAATCTTCCAGTGTTGTCAAATCAAATTGGCTCATCATTCACCTCTGTGAACATTCAAATTAATATCCTGCAACTCAATCAAAAAGGTTTCCCCGGCCTTAAGCTTGGGATAGACCAATTTGTAAAATCTTTCGAAGGCCTTCGCGCTATTTTTTATGTACCCCACACCGTGATTATTATTGTTAGCATCATCACCAACTAGAACACATGCTTCAGTATCATCTGCATCGTTCCCGATGTGCATATATACATAATCAAAATTAGTAACTCCCATGATCTCGATATGGAATTCAAACCAATCAAAATTGTCCCGGTACTTCTGAGTGAGCGGGGTAACTTCCTTTCGAATCCCGAGCTGATACATAGCTCTTGGAATCCGTGTTTCTCCAGCCACTTTAATATCCCGGGCTTCATCCTCGAGGGCATAACAAAACCAGTGCCCATTCACAAATAAAAGATCAAGGGTCGATTCCCCATTATCACTGTAGCTAAGTATATCAATTTTGTTTAACATAATCAACTCACTATCGCTAATGTTATCATTCCAAGGATAAAGCTTATCCCTCCAACCTTCCACACTAAATCCGAATTCACCCGAACCAGAATTGTGTCTGGTTCAGGGATATCAATTATGAAGGAATCTATCACGGCCCTCCTCGTAATTTCCAGAGGTGGTGGAATAAAAGTTTCATATAGATGAATCCCTAATTCGTATTCAACATTCGTGATCGTATCCTTCCCAGAGAATGACAAATAACTATCTTCTGTGCTCATAGGTAATTCAATGAACTCAGTGTCAGTAGAGTCACCAGGAATATCACGTAGATAATCAACCCAGTTCGTATCACTAAGTCTCGTCCAGCTGGTGTCCTTATATATTGAACCAAACTCCTTGAGGAATTTTTTGTAGTCATATTTTACCCATCCTATTCTTGCGGTTGAAACAATGTCTGCTGTATCGGCGGGCATCACAACTTCGATAGGTGTAGGTTTATTTTTCAGCCCATCATATTCACGGTAACCCCAACCCAAAATCATTCCCATGATTATGAGTAAAAGAACCAGTCCTAATATGATGTTATTTTTCATTTGCTTGTCATATTCTTAATGTTAAAGATTGCCATCCCTAATGCACCCCAACCAAGGGCATGCACCTGGTCCCCCTTGAAGACCAGGATGGTTGCTAAAATCAAGCACCAAAACCCCGAAACTTTTGAGAGTGTAAACTCAAATTTATAGGTGGTCATTTTGGTAGCCTCTCCAAAAGCAATTTCATGATATCAGCTTGCCCAGTTTTTAGATCTTTGACGTCCCGTTTAACATCCTCGAATTCTGTCCTGGGCACAAACACTTTGACTTTTTCTGCAAAGGGCATATGAACGTCATCATTTATAGCATGTTGAAAAGATGTGGCCAGTTCCAATTCTTTCTCATGAGTGAAAGGAAAACCTTGTTTTCTAAAATCTGAATTAAGTTCAATATCATCCCCATGTTCTTCAACTGTCTCTGAAAGTTTTTCCCCAGAATAAACCCTAACAGCTTGTGTGCTAACAAACCCTATAACGATAGTCACTATAATTATGATATGCCCTACGTTCAAATTAGCTCTCAACCACTTCATTGCATTAATCTCCTTATCCCTTCTATCACACCAAAATATAATGCAGCCCATCTTAAGACCGCCCCAATTATTGCTCCTCCTAAATCCCAAACAAAAGCATCCTGGAAGCTAAATTTATTAGACATCCAGAGATTAGCAATCAACCATGCTTTGAGACCGGGGTCAGTGTTGTAATGTTTCCATTTCGGGTCATCCCACCACGGACCGATTCCATCTTTACATTCCCAAAGAATCCCCGCTGCATACGTTTTTATAAATCCCAGGACGAACCCGCCCAGGATAGATAAGAAGAAATGGAACTTGTTATGGAAATCAAAAATGATTTCCCTAAGATCATTATTCCAGAATCGTGGTTTATCTCTTTTCATCCCGGTGTTCCTATCCTATCCAATTAAAATGGTTGAATGAGCTCTGTAGTGGGCTGTACAAGCAATTTTGTACTGGTTTCAGTAATATCCCATTGATATGGGGTATCACAAGCATATACAGCCCACTACGTTATTTTAAGCCGATTAACTGGCTTTCTTCTTTTTAGCTGGTTTCTTCTCATCCCCATGACCGGATTCCAGGAATAAGAATTCAATTGCCTCGAGGTCCTCAGCACTCATCTCTTTCACACCCTCAACAAAATCCTTTTCTGGGATGCGATAGGTGAGTTTAACTTCGACCTCTTCCTTGAAAAGTTCATCGATAATATCCCCGGCCTTTTTGGCCCCATCCGAACCAGGAGTTATCGAGTGTCCACCCTGTGGATTTGGTTCGCCATGTTCCTTCCGGATTTCGGCCAATTGTTCATCGAGATCTTCTGCGATTTCCATGATTGGACGGGTTGCTCGTTTGAGGCGAAAAGCGAATTTTGTTTTCAGCTTTTCCCTTCTGAGATTCATTAACGTGATTTTTGCTCTGTAGATGTCCTTCAATGACATTTTCATTTTGTACTTCCTTTCGGTTGGTTAGTGTTACTTACAATAACTTATTTGCCGCCTTCTTGACGTGAACCTTCACTGTCACCCTGTAGGTCCTCATAGGCAACTGCATCGCCAGTTCTAAAAACATTTGCTTGAAGTGGGTCACCAGTATTGCCAATTGCCATGATAAAACTCCT